ATGATCACCAAACACTTACACCAAGTCCATCTCGCGGAACGCTGGAACCTGAGCCCGCGCACATTGGAGCGCTGGCGCTGGGAAAAAATCGGTCCGCGTTACCTTAAGCTCGGTGGTCGGGTTGTTTACCGGCTCAAAGATGTCGAGGCTTATGAGGCCAAGCAGGTCCGCAACACCGAAGGCTCAACCTCGACCCCTCTGCCGTTACTAAGCGTCGTGGGGGCATCATGACCACGCCCATTCCTATCTGGCGCGGGTCCCCATCGCCATTCCATTTGCAGAAACTGGATGAGATCTCGTTCTGTGCCTGGGTGGCTCAGGCCAAACCAGGCGACACCCTTGAGTACCATCGCGGGTTTCTGTGCCTGGACCGGGGCAGCACCGAGCAGGGCAACAAAGATCCTCACCAGATTAAATTGGATGAGATGGCGGCACGGGCCTTCGGCTTGGCCGAGCGAGGATTTCTTCATTTGCTCCAGCAGCGCATCGGTGACGCCAGCTTTCGGTATCTGGCCATCGCCCGTTCCTGCCCGGAGGGGCAAGCCATCAACTTTTCAACTCTCATGATAGAGGAGGCAGCCTGATGGGCCTTAAAATCATCACCGCAGACGAACGCCTGTCCGGCGCGTCAGCTAAAACCACCATGGCAATCTTTGGCCCCACGGGTGCCGGGAAAACCTCACTGCTTAAAACCCTGCCGCCCACCGAGACCCTGTGTCTTGATTTTGAAGCTGGCATGAAATCGGTCCAGGACTGGAAAGGCGAGAGCATCTCCATCAGGGCGTTTACAGACGCCATCGACATCGCTTGCCTGATCGGCGGTGTTAACCCGGCGGCGGATCCAAACGGGTTTTACTCCGAGGGCCATTATCAGCACCTCAGCCAGACCTATCCGGAGATGGTTCAGATGATCAATGACAAACGGATTATCTTTGTTGATTCCATCACCGACCTGACCCGTCAGGCCATGGCCTGGGCCAAGACCCAGCCACAGGCCGTTTCCGAGAAAACCGGCAAGCCCGATATTCGCGGCGCATACGGCCTGCTCGCCAGTGAGGTCATCGGGCTCTTGAAGCATCTGCAGCATGCACCTGGCAAAACGGTGATCTTCGTCGGCATCCTTGAAAAGATTGTCGATGAGTTCAATCGCACCAACTGGCAGCCACAGATGGAGGGTGGCAAGGCCGCCCGCGAACTGCCCGGCATTGTCGATCAGGTTCTAACCCTGAGCCTGTTTGCCCCTGACGATACTGAGAACCAAGGGGGCTGGCGACACGACCCGGAAAAAGCCCAGGAACGACGTCTTGTTTGCCAATCCGGCAACCCCTTTGGCCTGCCCGCCAAGGATCGCTCCGGTCGCCTGGATATCACTGAACCCGCCGACCTTGGCGCGTTTCTCTCCAAAATCAACTCAACCAAATAAGGATAAGATCATGACCTTCGATATGAACGACGCCGAACCGCAAAAAACCGGCGACCTGATTCCCGATGGCAGTTTTGCCAAGATCACCATGACCATCCGTCCGGGCAATGTGGATGGACAGAGCGAGATCGACCAAGGGCTGCTCAAAGCCTCCAACAGTCCTGGCAGCGATGTTCTGATGCTGGACGCTGAGTTCACCGTGGTTGAAGGGCCGCACGCCAAGCGCAAGTTTTGGCAAATGTTCACGGTCGCCGGTGGCAAGGTTGACGAGAACGGTGTTTCCATCGGCTGGAAAATTTCCAAAAGCACTTTCCGCGCCATGATCGACAGCGCTTTGGGCCTGAACCCTGAGGACATGAGCGAGGAAGCCAAGGCCAAGCGGGTGCTGCGCGGGCTCAAAGATTTTGACGGCATCACCTGCGTTGCCAAGATTAAGGTCGAGCCCAGTTCAAACCCTCAGTACAGCGATAGCAACAAGATCGATAAGATCGTTCTGCCCAATGAGGCTGAGTGGCGCAAGATTATGGACGGTGAATCCGTAGCAGCCGCACCGGGCAATCGGCCTCGTCCCGCTCAAGGGGCGCAATCTCCGGCGTCAGCCACACCGGCATGGGGTTCCAACGCTGACCCCGCACTGAACACGGCGGCTCCTGCCCAAACCCAATCCACAGTCCAGGCCCAGCCTGCGGCACAGGGTCAGCCTGCCGCTCGGGGCCCGGCCTGGTTGAACCCGTGACCAACGATGAATGGCAAGCGTACGTCACACGGGAAGCGGCAAAAGCGATTGGCGAATGGCTCGAAGGCAGAGGACGGCTCCATCAACCCATCCAAAACCTCAAGATGACCGAGCTGGACGCCATGGCGTCAAACGCCATCAGCCGTTTCATCGTGTTGGCGTCGCACCGGATCAAAGAGCAACCCGAGGGCAACGAGGACCTCACCCAGCTCTTGCTCGGATGACGCCTTGCGCCATCTGCGGACGTCAATCCCGGGGCTTCGGCTATTGCCACCAACTGAACTGGGACCGTTTTCCCTATCACCGTTTCTGTTCGATGCGCTGCCTCAAGGCCGGGTCGAAAATCGCAAAAAGGAAGATCGGCATGATCGATAAAACCGACATGGAACAGAAGGCCATCGTCGATGCCCGGCGGTTTTTCGCTGAGGCGTTGACCGAACTGGGTTTGATGGAAGCGTTCCATGACCGCAGTGCCGTCGACATCGATCAGATCATCGAGGCCTGTGTTGATGGGTTCCAGGACTCCATGCAGCGCCAGTCGCTAAATGACGACATTCCATTTTGAGGGCTGACAATGTTTGTTGATTTCAATCACGGGTCCGGTTTTGTCTATGGCAACGGCTATCCCGCCCCAGACCCCAACCAACGAATTAACGCGTTCGTTGACCAGGCTCTGGTCGCGGAAAACCAGCGCCAGATTCCCAGAGATTATCTTGGAGCCAGCCGCATCGGTGAGCCCTGCGCGCGCAAGCTGGTTTATGAATTTACCCGTACTCCACCCGATCCGGGCAAGGCGTTCGACGGTGGTATTTTACGCATATTTGCTGCCGGTCATATCTTCGAAGACCTGGCCATTCGCTGGCTACGTGTCGCCGGATTTGATTTACGCACGAGCGAGAACAACGGCGGGCAGTTCGGGTTCGAAACCGCCGCCGGACGCATCAAGGGACATATCGACGGTGTCATCGTGGGCGGTCCCTACGTTGGCATAACGTGGCCAGCGCTTTGGGAACATAAGGCACTCAAAGCCTCGTCCTGGAACGATACCGTGAAGCGCGGCGTGCAGGCGTCGAAGCCGGTCTATTACGGCCAACTGCAAATTTACATGGCCTACATGGACCTGTCGGTGGCGCTGTTTACGGTTCTCAACAAAGACACCCAGGCCCTTCATCACGAAGTGGTGCCGTTTGAAGCTGTCGAGGCGCAACTGCTTTCCGACAAGGCCATCGACGTCATTCAAGCGGCGGATGCCGGTGAGCTTTTGCCCCGTATTTCCAGCCATTCCGATTTTTACCTTTGTCGCTGGTGTTCATACACCAAGCGTTGTTGGGAGCTTTCCTCATGACCTTCACCCCATCCCCCCTGCAAGTAAAAGCGATTACCAACATCAAGGACTGGTTCAACAATCGCACCAAGGATCAACAGGTGTTCCGGGTGTTTGGTTATGCGGGCAGCGGAAAAACCACCATCACAAAACACGCCATTGACGAACTTGATCTGTCGACCATGAACCCCAACGGCGGACAGGGCGGTGTTCTGTTTGCGGCTTTTACCGGCAAGGCCGCATTGGTAATGACCCGCAAGGGCACGCCTGCCTCGACCATCCATAGCCTCATATATAGGGTCTCGGAAGCGACGCCAGAAGAAGTCGCTCGGGTCGAAGCTGAGGCGGCCAAACTAAGCTCAAGCATTTTGACCATGCCCGCGTCGGAACGCACCTTTGCCTCTGAACGCCTGAAACGCCTGGAGCTTCGCCTCGCCGATATTCACAAACCCCAGTTCGTTCTGAATGAACAATCCCTGGTGCGTGACGCCGACCTGATTGTTCTGGATGAAGTCTCCATGGTCGGAGAAGAGATGGCCAACGATCTTCTCGCCTTCGGCAAACCCGTTCTTGTACTGGGCGATCCCGGCCAGTTGCCTCCCATCAAAGGGGCCGGTGCATTCACCGATGTGGAGCCTGACGTCATGTTGACCGAAGTTCACCGTCAGGCCGGAGACAGCGCCATCATCCGTCTGGCCACGTTGGCCCGCCAGGGTTTGCCCATCCCACAGGGTCAACATGACGATCATGTCTGGAAGATGTCGCGGCGGGATGTATCGCCTGAGCAAATGCTCATGGGTGGCCAGGTAATTTGCGGCATGAACGCCACCCGGCGGCAACTCAACAACGCCATGCGCCAGGCGGCGGGTTTTGCTAACACCTATCCCACGGGCCGCGATGAAAAACTCATCTGTCTCAAGAACCGTCACGATCTTGGCCTGATCAACGGCATGTTTATCGACCTCACCGATATTCAAGATGAAGGTCCTCTCGCGTTGAGCGCCGTCATCAAGACCGAGGACGGGGATCTCATTCCGGGCCGGGTTAAAATCTACAAAGGTCATTACGACGACCATGTCGCCTATGACCGGGATCGGTCGCGCAGGGACTGGCGCGATATGCGGGGCCTGGTGGAGAGCGACTGGGGCTACGCCATCACCTGTCATAAAAGCCAGGGATCGCAATGGAAAAACGTTCTCGTCTATGACGACGGCCTTGGCCGAACACCTGAGGATCGCGCCCGCTGGCTGTATACCGCAATCACCCGTGCTGAGCAGGGGCTGGTGATCCTTGATTGATTTTAACGATGTCGCCCCAGCGCCCGCAAAGCCCATCCATTATGATTTGGACGTCATCGTCGCCCGGCTGCGAGACACGGCGGAGCATTGGGTGCCGCAGGATTTTCCCAATGGCAGACGCAACGGCGATGAATGGCGGTTGGCCAATATTCGAGGAGACGCACCTCGCAAGAACGGCTCATGTGTCATCACCCTTAAAGGTGATCATGCGGGCGATTGGATTGATTTTGACGGCGGTCAGGGCGGTGGCCCCTTAAACACGTTGGAACAGAGGACGGGACTTTCGGGACGCGACCTGTTTGCCCATGCGGCGGACATGACGGGATGGACGGACACGTCACCTCCTCGACAAGAGCCCGCCCGCGCACCTACATCCAATCGGGATCCGGCCAGTGAAATCTCCTTCATTCTGTCCCATGCCAAACCCATCAAAGATAGCCCCGCCACCGATTTTCTGGTGGGTCGCGGATTGGCCATTCCGGATGGTGCGGATATCAGGTTCCATGCCGACCTGACCCATTGGGAGACCAAGACCGGATTTCCGGCGCTGATCGGCATCGTCCGCGATCACGCAGGCACCACCGCCGCGATACATCGAACCTATCTGCAAATTGATAACGCCTCCAACACTGTCATCAAGGCCGATGTCGCAAAGCCGCGCATGATGCTGGGCAAGGTTGCAGGCGGTGCTGTGCGTTTGGCGGAAATCAGCACAGACGGCGTCCTCGGACTTTGCGAAGGCATTGAGACGGGGCTGGCGGTGATGACCGCGTGTCCCGGCCTGGCCGTCTGGGCGACCTTGTCGACCACCAACCTTGAACAGGTCCACATCCCTCCCGAAGCGACCCGGATCGTCATTCTGGCTGATCATGACGTATCCGGTGCGGGCTCGCGCGCCGCCGAAACCGCTGCCCGTCGTCTGCGCTCGGAAGATCGCACGGTGAGCATTGCGATGCCCCCAAAAGAGGGAGAGGATTTTAATGACCTGTTGTTACGCAAAGGCCCTGACGCTGTCGCCCAGGTTATTCAATCGGCGCAACAAGCCGATGCTGAAGAAGAGCCGGAGGCCATGGGACGCCATATCCCCGTTGGCTTCGTTTATCCTACCGCATCGATGCACACCCTTCGCGCCGATGAGGGGGATCTGGCCCGAGCCGTTGATCGTGCCTGGAGTCTTCTGCTCACAGCCAACCAGCCACCCTGGCTGTTTCGGACCGCCGGGTTGCCGACCTGGATTGTTCCCGACGACGAAGGCCGCCCGTTTGCCTCCACGGTGACGGAAGAACGCCTGCGCTACATGCTGGCCAAGATCGCCCTGTGGCGGCGCATTGGCCGAACCGGCGAGCTGGTCTCGTCACCACCTCCCACAGCCCTCATCAAATCGCTTCTGGCCACGCCCGACCCTGGACTACCTATTCTTTCCGGCATCGTCACAACACCAGTGTTTGGCCGGGGTGGGACGCTGCTGACGGAACCTGGTTATCACCCGGACGCCAGGCTGCTGTACCACGCCATTTCCGGTTTTAAGATGCCAGCCGTTCCGGAGCACCCCAGCCCTGAGCAAATTGCTGAGGCGCGGGACCTGCTGCAAGACGACCTGTTCGGTGATTTTCCATTCACCTCACTGGCCGAGCGAGCCCACGCAATTTCCCTGCTTTTGCTCGGCTTTGTCCGCGCCTTGATCAATGGCTCGACGCCTCTGCACCTGATTGAAAAGCCATCCCCCGGCACCGGGGCCACCCTCATGGTGGACGCGATTTCGACCATCCTCACCGGAACCGGAACCCTGGTCATGACCGAAAGCCGGGACGACGAGGAATGGCGCAAACGGATTACCGCAAAACTGCGCCAGATCCCGGCCATCGTCTTGATCGATAACCTGCGCGGCAAGCTTGATTCCTCAGCCCTCGCGGCAGCCCTGACAGCCCCTTTCTGGGAAGACCGGATCCTGGGCGTTTCGGAAACTATCCGCCTGCCAATTCGCTGCACCTGGATTGCTACCGGCAACAATCCGGAATTTTCCAACGAGATGGCGCGCCGTCTGGTGCGCATTCGCCTTGATGCCCGCGTTGATCAACCCTGGCGACGAGAGGCGTTCAGGCATCCAGATTTAATGGGCTGGGTTCGCGCCAATCGCGCCCGACTGGTCGCCGCTTGCCTGACCCTTTGCCGAGCATGGATCAGCGCCGGGCGACCGCATGGACAACGCAGCATCGGGAGTTACGAGGCCTGGGCCCAGACCATGGGTGGCATTCTGGAGGTGGCTGGCATCGAAGGCTTCCTCGAAAACCTGGACGACATGATGGCGGCGTCTGACAGCGAAGGGGCCATGTGGCGTGGCTTTATATCATCGTGGTGGGACCGGTTTGGGACAGCGGAGGTTGGCAGCAGTGACCTCTACGATCTGGCGATCACATGCGAACCACCACTGCCCCTCGGCTCTGGCAATGAACGCTCGCAGCGCACCCGGCTTGGAAAGTCGCTCGGGCGCATGCGCGATCGGGTGTTTGCCGTCGATGGGCGAAGCCTTCGGATGGGTGGCGCAGGAACCTATCAAGGCGTCAAACGGTGGAATCTGAATATTGATGAAAAAATAGGCAGAAATCTCGTGGACGTCGTGGACGTTGGTGGACGTTGTGATTCAAACGTCCACGAAGATAACCTTCTGAATAATAACGGTAATTCAGACTCTCGTGGACGTGGTGGACGTTTATCCCCCTCCTACACGTATGCGGGGGCGCGCGCCCCCGTGAAAGATACACCGGGAAAACGTCCACCACGTCCACCACGTCCACCGGAGCCAGGAAATCCGGGGGTTACAGACGGTGGACGTTCCGGTGGACGTCAAAACGAACGTCCACCGATCACAAATCCACCCGACTGGCTAAAGGAGATCCCGTGATGATCACCGCCCACACCACACAGCAAGCAAAGGAGAAACCAAATGGATAAATCGAATGTGATCAAGCCGAAGGCAGATGCCAAGGTCATGACGGTCCTTACCCTTGATCTCGGCACCAAAACCGGGTGGGCCCTGCATGGATCAGACCGGGCCATCACCAGTGGCACTGTCGAGTTCAAGAACGACCGGTGGCAAGGCGGTGGTATGCGTTTCCTGCGGTTCAAGCAATGGCTGACCGAGATTAAACAAATGGCTCGAGGTCTGGACGCTGTTTTTGTTGAGGAGGTTCGCCGCCACATCGGCGTTGATGCTGCTCACGCTTACGGTGGGTTTTTGGCCCATGTCACCGCCTGGTGTGAACATCATCAAATTCCTTACGAGGCCGTTCCCGTCGGCACCATCAAGCGCCATGCCACCGGTAAGGGCAATGCCAACAAGGATGTGATGATCGCAGCCGCTCGCAGTCGTGGCTTCGATCCAACCGATGACAACGAGGCTGATGCTTTGGCCCTGCTGGGCTGGGCACAGGATCATCGCATGGGAGGTGTGTCATGAGCAGTAACCTTCTGAATATTGCTGCCACCACGGTCGCAGAACGCCATGAGCAATACGGCAGTGCCAAGCCGTTATTCGATCACATTGCCAAACGCTGGTCGCTGGTGCTGAGCACCGAGGTCACCCCAGCGCAGGTGGCGTTATGCCTGATTGACCTCAAGATGGCCCGGCTGGTACACACCCCGAACCATGATGATTCCATCATCGATGTGGCAGGCTATGCCGCCTGTCTCAAGGAGGTGCAATCATGAAATGGCATCCCCGAGGTTATGGCGGCAATCGCCGTCCTCCTGACCAGGTCAAACGTGATGGCTGGCAGGACCAGGGCATGCTGGCTGTGTCGGTTGAAGATGACCGGCTGACCTGGCCAGAGAAAGAACTGATCCGCCAGTTGGGTGAAAAACTCTATGGCAGGCGACGAGACCGTGTGGAGAACCAGCATGATTGATTGGACACCATCCCAGGTGGAGGATCGTCTAGAGGAGGCCGCCGACGTGCTTAAACGATTGCCCGAGCAAAAGGTGCAAGGGTATTTCAACGTCTGGCCCGAGATGGTCCAGAGTTTTGCTGACAAGGTCGGTCAAACGCCTGAGCCCATGCGCCGCCCTCCACCGTCACCCGCATCGATATCTCGCATGGACGAGACGTTGGCGTGGTTGAATCATCTGGACGCAGAGGATGCTCGTTTGGTTTGGATGCGGGCCGAGAGAACGCCGTGGAAGGAGATCTGCTGGCGCTTTGGGGTTAGCCGGTCTACGGCAATACGGCGGTGGCATTTTGCGCTCAGTGTCCTTGCCCTTCGGCTTAACGGCCAGCGTGTGCCCACGAAGCGATCCCGGTCGTTTGTGATCAGGAGCGCTCGAAGGCTGTCAATAGAAATCGTAAAGTGACACACTTTTTGGTGACACATCGCAAGGTGAGACAGATGCCGAAAATAGGGCTATATTTTCGTCAGACTTGGGAAAAACGCGCCCGGAGAAACCCCTGGGATGCCCCGCCCCGCTAACCCTTTGATATATTGGGTCCTTCCTGGCCGATATCCTATACGGGGGGCTTTAGCGCGGCATATCTCTACCGTCGCAACCTAAAACTTACTTGACAATCGCTTGACCGGCTAACGAAGAAACCGCTGTTTTCTACGGGTTTTGGCGCATCTGAGGTCGAGAAATTGTCAAGTGAGCTGTCAACCCGCCCTTCATTTGTCAAGCAAGCCTCCAAGCCGTTCCACCATTTTGGGTGTGAGCGGTTTTTGTCTTTTAGCGGAACATCATGAATCTCAAAATCGAACACATACCGGTCGATCAACTGGTCCCTTACGTGCGTAATGCACGGACCCATTCTGACGAGCAAGTCTCTCAGATCGCAGGGTCTATTGCCGAGTTTGGTTTCGTCAATCCGATCCTGGTGGGCGACGACAATGTGATCATCGCAGGCCACGGTCGTTTGATGGCTGCCCATAAAATGGGGCTTGAGAACGTGCCCGTAATTTATCTATCCCATCTGTCCGAGGTGCAACGTCGGGCGTTGGTTTTGACAGACAACAAATTGGCTGAAAACGCAGGTTGGGATGAAGACCTGCTGCGCCTCGAACTGGAGGATCTTCAGGCTGAGAATTTTGACCTTGAGCTAACGGGATTTGATTTTGATGAGATTGATCGGTTGTTGAATGCCGATACAGAGCCCGCAGGAAACACTGACGATGACGACATACCAGAAACGCCTGAAGAGCCGATTTCAAAACCGGGGGATCTTTGGTTGCTTGGCAATCATCGCCTGCTTTGTGGTGACGCCACTGTTCTGGGTGATGTTGAGCGGGTGCTGGACGGCGGCCTTGCCGATCTGACCTTTTGTGATCCGCCATACAATGTGGATTATGCAGGCGGGGCCAGTCGCAAGACGGATCGCCGTATTGAAAATGATAACCTGGGCAATGCGTTTGAAGCGTTTTTGTATGACGCCTGCGTCAACATTGTCAGTGTAACCAAGGGCGGCATTTATATCTGCATGTCATCGTCGGAACTGCACACGTTGCAAAAAGCCTTCGTTGACGCCGGGGGCCACTGGTCGACCTTTATCATCTGGGCCAAGAACAGATTTACGCTGGGTCGGTCTGATTACCAACGCCAGTACGAGCCGGTTTTGTATGGCTGGAAAGAAGGCACGGATCACTTTTGGTGCGGAGCCCGAGACCAGGGGGATGTGTGGTTTATCGACCGGCCCCACAAAAACGATTTGCACCCGACCATGAAGCCCGTGGCCTTGGTGGAACGCGCCGTGCGTAATTCTTCGAAGTCCCGTGACATCGTGCTTGATCCATTTGGTGGGTCAGGCACAACGCTGATCGCTTGTGAAAAAGCGGGGCGAAGCGGCAGGCTTATAGAGATGGACCCAAAATACGCAGACGTCATTGTCAAACGCTGGCAGGAATTTACCGGGCTCAAAGCAACGCTGGACGGCGATGGTCGGGCGTTCGGTTAATCGGGATCGACCGATGACAGGATGGCGGAACATAAATGCTGATCAGTCAGGCCGAATATGCCAGAAAACGTGGCGTGTCGCGCCAATATGTGGGCCAGATGGTTGCCAAGGGCATCATTCAGCTCGTCGACAAAAAGGTGGATGTGGATCAGGCCGATGTTGCCCTTGCGGCGGTTCGGGATCCGGCCCGAGCCGAGCGTCGCCCTAAACATGACGAGGCTGCCCCTGTTCCGGTGCCGGGTGCTGGCGGCAACCAAAGTGCAGCATATGCGCCAACGTTTACTCAATCCAGCAACGACCTGCCGACCTTGCTGCTTAAAACCCGCATCAAGAGCGAAGTCGAGCGGGCCAAGCTTCTCGAGATCAAGGCCAAGGTTGAGGCTGGCAAATACGTGGATGCCGACGATGTGAAACTGGTTGCCTTCAACAAGGCTCGAGTTGTTCGAGATGCATTGATGAATATCCCTGAACGTCTGGCCGCCGTGCTGGCGGCGGAGACCGATACACAACGGGTGCATAACATGTTGATGACAGAACTTCGTACGGCGCTGGAAGAATTGTCACGGTGATCCCAAGCGCGTCTAAAGTTTTTGGCACGGCCTTTGACAACGGCCTGCGCCCAGACCCGTTGTTGACGGTTTCTGAGTGGGCCGACCAGCACCGCCGATTGTCAGGCAAGGGAGCTGCCGAACCCGGCCAATGGCGCACCAGTCGAACACCGTATTTGCGGGACGTCATGGATTGCCTGTCACCATCGTCCCCGGTGGAACGGGTGGTGGTGATGAAGGGCGCTCAGGTTGGGTTTTCAGAATGCGGTAATAACTGGATGGGGTATGTGATCCACCATGCGCCAGGTCCCATGCTGGCGGTATTGCCGTCATTGGATATGGCCAAGCGAAACTCAAAACAGCGGATTGATCCGTTAATTGAGGAAAGTGAAATTCTCTCAAAGCTGGTCAAGCCATCCCGGTCTCGTGATTCCGGCAACACCATTCTGACCAAATCGTTCCCCGGCGGCATGCTGGCTTTGACCGGGGCAAACTCGGCGGTGGGGCTTCGCTCCATGCCGGTGCGGTATTTGTTTTTGGATGAGGTCGATGGCTATCTGGGTGACATTGGAGGTGAAGGTGATCCGGTGGCCCTTGCGGAAGCCCGAACGCGGACCTTTGCCCGGCGCAAGATTTTTATTGTCTCAACGCCGACCGTCAAAGGCGTGTCCCGGATTGAGCGCGAGTTTGAGGCGACGGATCAGCGACGGTATTTTATCCCCTGTCCCCATTGCAAACACATGCAGTGGCTTCAGTTTGAGCATCTGAAATGGGACAAGGGAAAACCAGAAACCGCACATTATGGTTGCGAAGATTGCGAAGGCCATATTCAAGAGCACCACAAGACGTGGATGTTGGAACGCGGGGCCTGGCGGGCAACGGCTAAGCCAGAAAGCGGCAACGGTAAAACTGTCGGTTTTCATCTGTCCAGTTTGTACAGCCCCATTGGTTGGCGCAGCTGGGCCGAAATCGCCGCTACTTGGGTGGCCGCACAGGGCAATGATGCAGCATTAAAATCGGCCAAAAACACAGACCTTGGTGAGACCTGGCAAGAAACCGGTGAGGCCCCGGACTGGCAGAGGATTTATGACCGGCGCATAGCGTGGAAGACGGGAACGGTGCCGAAAGGTGGTTTGTTCTTGACCGCAGGTGCCGATGTTCAAAAAGACCGAATTGAAATCGATGTATGGGCCTGGGGCCGTGGGCTGGAAAGCTGGCTCATTGAT